GGCAAGCCTCCCTAAAGTCGGTTGTCCCACCATATCACCTTGCCGATGATGGCAAAACCACCGTCTCGGCCGAGCTTGAAGAACTCCGGAGGGTTCTCGGCGCCATTGTCGCTTAAGATCGCGACCGTGCCCTCGCCGATGTCGCGCAGCCGCTTCAGGCGCAGACCGCCCGACTGGTTGAAAACGAAGATGTCGTCAGGGGGCAACCTTTTCCGCGGGCCTTTTCGGGGCGGCGGCCGCCATGGCCGCAAGGCGCGTTGCCGCTCGTCGACGATCAAGATCGCGCCGTCCTGGATCGTCGGCGCCATCGAGTCCCCGGAACAACGCAAACACGAAAGCTCGGCCCCGATCGGCGCCAATTTGCGGATGAACTCCGTCGGGAAGGGCAATTCGTCGACCGCCTTGACGACGTCCGCCTGTGTGCCGGCGCCCGCTGCGGCGTCGATGTCGAGAACCGGTATCATGACGACGCTCGGCGTCGCCGCTTTCGACGCCATGAGCGCCGGAGATCGAAAGAACTCAGCGGGGTCGATCCCGGCGGCGATAGCAATGAGCAGGAAGCGATCGAGCGGAGGCGACGTTCTTCCGGAATAGTAGTCTTTCAGGGTCGGCGCGGGAATCGACGTCAACTCGGCGATGCGCCGGCGCTGCGCCGATGTCTGCAACACATCCTGGAGCCGAGCAAGGACGTAGGCCGCGCGCATGGCGGCGGAATAATCAACCTCGCGGGGCGTCAAAATGTCAGCCATGGATGAAAATCCATCTTGACACCGAGCGGCGGCCGGATGAAATATCAACCAAGGTTGATTTGCCTGGATGATTTTTCATTGGCCGTCCGTCCAACCCCTCCTGCCGGCATGCACCGAGCCGACATCGTCGCCGCCGTCAAGAAAACGGGCACGAACCTGCGGCAGCTCGCTCTGAGCCATGGCTTCGGAGCGTCGACGCTCCGCGCCGCCCTGTACAAGCCCCATCCCCGCGCGCAGCGGCTGATCGCTGAGACGATTGACAAACCGCTGCATGAACTGTGGCCCCAGTGGTTCGACACCAACGGGCGGCGCATCGCCGCGCGCTCCCCTCGCTCGCCTCTCTTCCACGACTCGCGTCTTGGAGTCGACCCTAACCGCGTCCGATCCCTCCAAGACAGCGGCGTGAAAAATGCCTGAGACTATCCGAATTGACGCTATCGACGCCAGTGGCCGCCTGCGGCCAATCGACTCGGATCACGCTGCGTTTATCGCCTCTTCGATCGAGCAGAAGGGGATCATCGAGCCGCTCATCGTTCGCCCGGCTGGCGAGCGCTACAAACTGACGGCGGGCGGCCACCGCTTGGCGGCGGTCAAGCTGCTCGGCTGGACGGAGTTGGTCGTCGGTCCGCAAGTGCTGATCCGCGACGAGGATGAGATTGAGGCCCGCGTCTCGGAAATTGACGAGAACCTCGTGCGGCCTGATCTCAACGCGCTCGACCGCGCGCTGTTCCTTGCCGAGCGCCGGCGGTTATACGACGAGAAGAACGGCGCCAATTCGCATGGCGGCGACAGGAAATCGAACAAATTCAAGGAAGAAACCAAGTCGCAAACTTTGCGACTTGGTTTTTCCGCGCGCTTTTCCGAGCAGGTCGCCGACCGGGTCGGGCTCTCCGAGCGCGCAGTGCAACTCGCGCTTCGCATCGCCGCCAGCCTCGACCGCGAGGCGCTCGACGCGCTACGCGGCACGCGCGTCGAGCGCAATCAGCAAGAGCTCTTGGCGCTGATCGAGCTGCCCGCCGACCAGCAGCGGGCGGCGGCGAAGAAGATCGCCACGGGCGCGGCGAAGAGCGTGCGCGAGGCGCGCGTCGCCATCGGCGTCGACGAAGCGGCGATCAACGATCCGCAGGCGCGCTGCTGGGCGACGCTGCTCGCCGCCTGGGAGAAAGCCAACGCCAAGACGCGCCGGGCGTTCCTGAAAGAGATCGGCGCCGAAATCGTCAAGAAGGGCTGAGGCGATGGGCGACGTTCCCGACGACGCCTTTGATGCGGATTTCTTATCGATCCGCCTCTCGCGCGCAGATTGGTCCGAGATCGTCGCCTTGCTGGCGGCGGACGCGCTGAACAGCGAGTTTCTCGCGATGGGGCTGCGGTCCTGCGACAAGGAGCCCTACCGGAAGGAGGCGCTGCGCGCGATCGGCATCATCAACCAGATACTTTCCGGGTTGGGGGGCGCGCTCGGGCGATTGTGGCCGGAGGACGGGGCGAACGCCGACCTCTGGCTGGAACTGTTGCGCAAGCGCTGCGCGAACCGCGCGGCCTTTGCGCCGCAGGTCATCTGCGCGGTGAGCAAGGAGGGCGTCGCCGCGATCATGGGGACGCCGCCGAGCGCTCTCCGACGCAATTGGTGTCTTCCGCCGGAGCGCGAGTGATGCGCGACTGGCTCTCCACCGCAGAACTCGCCGACCTCGCGCTCCCAGGTCTCCCGACGACGCGACAGGGGTGGGACAAATTCGTCGAGCGCGAGGGTTGGATCGAGCGCAAGGACAAGGTCCGCCTGCGCAAAGAGAGCGGCGGCGGCCTCGAATATCACGTCGACCTGCTGCCGCCGGCGGCGCTCGCCGCCTACGCGGCGCGGGCGATCGGCGCGGTGGAGATCGGGCGCGACGAACTCGCCGCCGCCGCCGCCGAGCCGCAGGCGGCGCAGCTCACCCTGCCGGCGCTGGAGTCGCGCGATGCGCGGCTGGCGCTGATCGCCGCGGCCGACCGCTTCGCCCGCAACGCCTCGCTGTCGCGCCGCACCGCCGACACGGCGTTTTGCGCCCTCTACGGCCTCGACAAGCTCGACATCGCGCCGTGGATCAAGGCCGCCGTGCGCCGGCTGTCGCCGCGCACCCTGGCGCGCTGGCGGGAACAGACGAAGCACGGCTCGCCCTCCCGGCTCGACGTCGATCGCGGCGCAGCGCGGCGCGGCAAGGGCCTGTTGGCGACCGCCGAAGGCGGCGAGGTCAAACGCTACATACTCGCTCTGATTGCACACCAGCCGCACCTTTCCGCCGACCACGTTCGCGAGTGCGTCGCCGCCAAGTTTCCGAGCCTGACGCCGCCGCCGGTGCGCACCTTTCAGCACGTTTTGAAGGACCTCAAACGGACCGAAGCGGCGCTGCTGGCCAAGATCACCAATCCCGACGCCTTCAAGTCGCGCTTCCGCCTGTCCGGCACGAAATCGCACCCGGTTTCGCGGCTCAACGAGCTGTGGATGATCGACGCCTCGCCGGCCGACGCGCTGTGCGTCGACGGCCGCCACTCGATCTACGCCTGCGTCGACATCTTCTCGCGCCGGCTGTCCATTCAGGTCACCCGCACGCCGCGCGCCGAGAGCGTCGCCCTGCTGATGCGCCGCGCCATCCTCAATTGGGGCGCGCCGGAGCGGGTCAAGACCGACAACGGCTCGGATTTCAAGGCTAAGGCGACGCAACGGCTGTTCGCCTCGCTGCGCATCGAAACCGAGGCCTCGACGCCGTTCTCGCCGGAGCAGAAAGGCCACATCGAGCGGGCGATCGGCACGCTGCAGCGCGACCTGATGCCGCTGCTGCCCGGCTTCATCGGCCACAACGTCAAGGATCGCTCGGTGATCGAGGAGCGCAAGGCGTTCTCGGCGCGGCTCGGCGAAAGCGACGCCGAGGCGTTCTGCGTCGAGCTGAAGGCGGCCGAGCTGCAGCGCTATTGCAACGAATGGGCGGAGAACCGCTACGCCCATCGGCCGCACGAAGGGCTCCAAGGCGCGACGCCGTTCGCCGCCGCCGCCGCCTACCCCGGCAAGATCAAGCGGATCGACGACGTGCGGGCGCTCGACCTACTGCTGGCGCCGATCGCCGGCAAGGACGGCCTGCGCGTCGTCGGCAAGACCGGCCTGCGCATCGATCACTCGCACTACATCTTCGCCGCGGCGATGCCGGGGACGGCCGTGTTCGTGCGCATGGACCCGGCCGACATGGGCCGCGCCTACGTGTTCGCGCTCGACGGGGAAACCTACCTCGGCGAGGCGGTCTGCCCCGAGCTGGCCGGCGTCGATCCGGCCGAGGCGGTGGCGCGGGCGCGCGCCGAGCAGAAGAAGCTGCTCGAAGCCGGCGCGAAGGAACTGCGCGCCGAAATGCGCAAGATACGCCCACGCGACGTCGCCGAAGCCGTGCTCGGCCGCGCGGCGGAGAAGGCGGCCAAGGTCGTCGCCTTCCCGCGCGGCCACGACGTCTACGCCACGCCGGCGCTCAACGCGGCGGGCGAAGCGCTGCGGCCCGCGCCGCCGGCGCCGGCGCTGCCGTCGCCGGACGATGCTCGCGCGCTGGTGGCGCAATACGAGCAGCAGCATGACGCCAACGTCGCCGAGGTCGAGCGCGAGCTCGCCGGCGCGCAGGCCGATAAAGACGGCGACGTGGTCGCGCTGAGAGCGCGCGCGACGCCGCAGCAGCGCATGGCGCTGTTTCGCGAACTCGACGCGCTCGATCGCGACGGCGCCGTTCTCTCGCCGAGCGACATGAGCTGGCATGCCGCGTTCCGCCGCGCTCCCGAGTTCATCGGCGCGATGACGACGCCGTCGGAGCGCTATCGGCACGTGCAATTTCTGCTTTCGTGCCGCGCGGTCAACGAGGCGCTGTTTGCTTACGAGGATCGCTGGCTCGGCCATTACCTGTCGAGCGGCGAATACGAAACGACGGCCGGCCTGGTCGCGGACTTCGGGGAGGCGGCGCTGAGGTGACGGCGCGCGCGTCTCGCTAGACCCCGGCGCCCGTGTGGCGTTCCGCGTCGGGAAGTTCCTCAAAGCGTTGGCGAAAAAAAAAGGCCGCCCGAAGGCGGCCGATAAATATCGAAGGACTAGAGAATGACAGACAACGCTCAAGTCGTCAAACCGGGCTCGCTGGCGCCGCTGAAGAACTTCGCCGGCTTCATGGCCCTGGTGACGAAGTTGCAGCGCCGGGGGCCGCATCTGCCGAACCTCGGCGTGATGTACGGGCACTCGGGGCTGGGGAAGTCCTACGCCTCGATCTACGCGCAGAACAAGACGCGCGCCGTCCGGGTCGAGGTCGGCGAGTCGTGGAACCGCAAGACCTTCGTGCGCGCGGTGCTGCTCGAATGCGGCGTCGCCAATCCCAGGGGAACCACCGCCGACCTGGTGGCCGAGGCGATCGGGCTGCTCGGCGACGAGCCGAGCCGGCCGCTGATGGTCGACGAGGCGGACAAGCTGGTCGACAAGGGACTGATCGAGCTGGTGCGGGAGATCTCGGAAGCGAGCCAGGTCCCGGTGCTGCTGATCGGCGAGGAGATGTTGCCGCAGAAGCTGGCGCGGGTCGAGCGCGTCCACAACCGCGTGCTCGACTGGTACGGCGCCGAGCCCTGCGACCTCGCCGACTGCAAGCTGCTGGCGCAAATCTTCCTTTCAAACGTCAAGATCAGCGACGAGCTGTTGGAGACCGTGCGTCTCAAGGGCGAAGGGCGCGCCAGGCGCATCGTCGTGACGCTGTCGGGCATGAACGACTGGGCGCGCAATCAGGGCGTCCGCGAGATCGACGCGAAGGGCTACTCCGGCGCGCTGTTCACCGGCGAAGCGCCGCGCGCGCGTTCGGGCAGGCTCGCGCAGGCCGGGAGGTTCGCATGACCGCGATCGCTCTCAAGGTCAACCTGCCGCGCGGGCCGGAGCATTACTGGCGGGCTGCGTGCGACTTCGGGCCGAGCGGCTTCACCGCTCGCGAGCTGCTCGGCTGCACCAACGGCGTGAGCCGCGCGACGATCCGGTTCTGGATCGACGACATGGTGAAGCTCGGCGCGCTCGTCGTCATCGACCGGCGCGACGTCAAGCCTCGCGGCCAGCTCGTCTACGCGGTCGCCGAGGCGAAGCGGAAGGCGCCCGCGCCGGAGACCCGGCACGGCTGCATTCAACGCCACCTCTGGACTGCGATGCGCAATCTGTCGACGTTCACGATCGCCGAGCTGGCGGCCGCCGCGTCGACCGACGAGGTGAGCATCGATCGCCACACCGCCGCCGACTATGTGCGGCGGCTTGCCCAGGCTGGCGCGCTGACTGTCGCGCGGTCGACCCGCGCCAACAATCTCAACTCGGGAGTTTGGCGGCTCAAGGCGGCGGCCGACACCGGACCGCTCGCGCCGCGCCAGGTCAAGGCGAAATTCATGGTCGACGGCAACACCGGCGAGCCGCTGGGGATCGCGGAGGCGACGCTATGACCTCGTCGCTTTCCGCTTCGCTTGCGCGCGCCGGCGGGGCGCGCAAAACGGACTTCGCAGCCAACGCCCGCAAGGGTTGGGGCGAGACGCCGCCGGATTGGATCGTCCAGCTCGCCGAGGAATGCGACCGCGCCAGCGCTTCGGAAGTGGCGCGGCGGCTCGACTATTCGGTCGCGGTGATCTCCGGCGTGGTGCTGGGGACTTACAAGGGCGATCTGCGCAGGGTCGAGGGCAAGGTGCGCGGCGCCTACATGGGCGCGGTGGTCGACTGCCCGGTGCTCGACGAGATCGAGCGCGACCGCTGCATCGCCGAGCAGGGGTTCAAGCATCTCGGCTCGTCGGCGGTGCGCGCCAAGCTCTATCGCGCCTGCCGCTCCGGCTGTCCGCACTCGCACGTCAGGAAGGAGCCGGGCGATGGACAGGCTGTCTGAGCAGATCGGCGCGTTCCGCCGCGCCTTCGGCCGCTACGTCGACGACGGCGTCGGCCTCACCGGCGAGGCGGTCGAAGCCCTCGACGGGCTGTTCGCCGCGTTCCAGGCGCAGGCGAAGCTGCTGGAAGGCGGCCAGGCGACGCCGGAGACGTTCGACGACATCTGCGGCGCGATCGTCGCCGAGGTCAAAGCGCTCGGCGACATGACGCGCCGCGTCGAAGCGACCGTCGGGCGCTTGCAGTCGGCGGAGATCATCGCCTTCCGTCCGCGCGAGGCGTTGTGATGCGCGACGTTCCGCTGGCGACCATCCTCGACGTCGTCGGCCGCCGCTGCGGGCTCGACGTCGCGCAGGCGCGCACGCAAGCGAGCGACGCGGCGCGCCAGGCCCGCCGCGTCTTCTGCTATCTCGCGCGCGGCCTGACGCAGGCGAGCCCGGCGGAGATCGGCGAGACGATCCTCGAACGCGAGGCGGAGGTCTGCGCCGCCGCCGAGGAAGTCGGCGCGCTCCTCTCGGAGGGGCGCGGCTTCGCCGAGCTGGTGGTCGAGGCGGAGATCGAGCTCAGGGCGCTGGTCGAGCTTTCGGCGACGCGCGGCTTCCCGCTGCCGACCACCGCTTCGCCGCGCGTGACGGCGGCGCGCCTGGTCCTCGGCGGCCGCGACGCCTTCACCGTCCCTCGCGTCGACCTCGCCGCGCTCGCTGCCGCCTATCTCGCGCGCGCGGCCGAGCAGCCCTCCCCGCTCGTCCGCGCCGCGGGGAATTACGAAAACGCCATCGCCGCCGCCGAGGCGGCGCGCTTCACCGCGCGCGAGCGCGGCGCCGACGCGGCGCTGAAGGCCGCGCGCGCTCGCCTTCTCGCCCTCATGGGAGTGGAAGCCTATGTCGAAGCCTAACCGGAAATCGAAGACTGTCGCTCCGCCGGTCGCCGCGCCGCAGTCGCGCGAGGAAGCGGCGCGTTACATCCGCGAGATCGGCGAAGCCAACCGCGCCGTGGCGCGGCTCGAAGCCGACATGAACGACCGCGTCGCCGCGATCAAGGACGAAGCCGAGCGGCAGGCGGCGCCGCTCGCCGCCTATGCGCGCGACCTCACCGAGGGCTTGCGCATGTGGTGCGAGGCGAACCGCCAGGCGCTGACGGACGGGGGAAAACGCAAGAACGCCGACTTCGGCACGGGGAAGATCGAATGGCGCCTGTCGCCGCCGAAAGTGACGATCCGCGGCGGCGTCGAGGCGGCGATCGCCGCCATCAAGCGGCTCGGGCTGCCGTTCCTGCGCATGAGCGAAGAGATCGACAAGGAGGCGATGCTGCGCGAGCCGGACCAGGCGCGTCTGGTCCCCGGCGTGTCGATCGGCTCGGCGGGCGAGATCTTCGCCGTCGAGCCGTTCGAGGTCGAGCTGATGGGAGAGGCGCCATGAGAGCGCTGCTGCCGCTGATCTCCGCCTCCGGTTTCCTCATCGCGGCGGGCGCTATCGCCGTCACGTCGCCGAGCGCGATCGTCGCCCTCGGCGGCTCGACTTTCCTGATCGTCGTCGCCGCTATCCTGCTTTGCCAGCGCGACGCCGCGATCGCCGTCGAGATCGCCGATGAGCTGCTCGACCTTCTCAACCGGCCGGCGCGTCCGGCCGAGCGCGGCGGCCGCTCATGACCACCACCGCGCAGTTTCGCGCCATCCACGCTGCGCGCCGCGCGCTCGGGATGGAGGACGACGACTATCGCGGCCTTCTCGCAGCGCGTTTCAAGGTCGTTTCATCGCGCGACCTCAGCGACGCGCAGGCCGGCGCGCTGATCGACGAGCTGAAAGGACTCGGCGGCGGCGCGCCGGCCGGCCGCTCTCTCGCCAGAACGGCGAGCGGCCGCTACGCGCCGGTGCTCCAAGCGCTGTGGATTTGCGCCTGGAACCTCGGCCTCGCGCGCTCGCGCGACGACGCGGCGATGCTCGCCTTCGTCGAGCGCCAGACCGGCCTCGCTCACACCCGCTTCCTCCTCGACCCGACCGACGCCGCCAAGGCGATCGAGGGGCTGAAGGCCTGGATCGCGCGCGACGGCGGCGTCGTCTGGCCGGCTAAGGGAGAAGCGCGGCTACGCAAGCAGGCGGTGGCGCGGGCGATCGCCGCGCGGCTGCAAGCGGCCGGCGGCTTCGCCTCGTTCGTCGCCGGCCGGGACGCATGGCCGTCCGACTTCGAGCTCTACGGCTACCGGCGCGGCCTGCCGTCGGCGTTCTGTTTCTACACCGAGCGCCACTGGGACCGCCTCGCCGGCTACCTCGGCGCGCGGCTGCGCGCGACGCTCGCCAAACACAGGGAGAGCGCGGCATGAGACAGGGTTGGACGCAAGGCGCGGCGATCGCCGTTCTGGCGCTGGTCGCCTTCGCGCCGGCGGCGGCTGGGCAGCCGGCGCCGCGCTACGAGCTGCACTATTCGCCGGCGGAAGACCTCGAAGCGATCGACGTCGCGACGATCGACGGCGCCGCCCATACCTTCGACGGCGCCGCGTTCGTTCTGACGGACGTGCCGGTGATGGAGGCGCTGACGCGGGCCGCCGAGCGCGGCGTCCGCGTCCGCCTGATCGTCGACGCGCGCCAGGACCGGCCGCGCGGCGAGCGGATCGACGCGGCGCTCGCCGCGCTGATCGCCGAGCCGACCGTCGTGATCAAGGAAAAGCAGCGCGGCCCGTGGATGCACCTCAAGGCCTATGTGGTCGACGGCGAGCTGCTGCGCTTCGGCGCGGCCAACTTCACCGCCGGCGGCGAGAAGCGCCAGGACAACGACCTGATGCTGACCGACGACCCGGCGCTGATCAAGGCGTTTCAAACCGAGTTCGAAACGCTGTGGGGCCGGCCGTGAGCGCGAGCTTCGACATCGTCTGGGAAGGGGCGAAGATCGAGACCGTCGACGGGTTTTCAGCGGTGGTCGCGGCGTGCGAGCCGGGCGCCGAGCGCGGGACGCGCAAGGTGTTGCTCGTCGTGACGACGCCCGAAGGCGCCCAGCAGACGGTCGCCTTCACGCTATGCCCCGTCGGGCTCGAACCGGTGGCGTCCGCGATCGCGGCGCTGCGCAAGGCGCGGAGCGCCTGACATGCCGACCGTCGACGAAATGGGACGCGAGGCGCTGATGGCGCTGGCCGCGCGCCATTCGCCGGCGGAGCGCGCGCGCGCCGAGGCCGAGGCGCGGGAAGCGCGCGCGGCGATCGCCAAGCGCGATTACGACCTGATCGCGGCGGAGAGCGTCCGCCTGGCGCGCCAGGCGCGCGAGGCGCTGGGAGCGCCCGGCGGTCATGAAGCGTTCGAACGCGCCAAGGCGTTGCACGGGGCGGCCGCGACCGCCTTCCTCATCTATCGCCGCCGCCAGCTCGCCGCCTGGCGCGCCCGGCGCGCGGCGCAACGCGTCGCCAGCAGCGGAGAGGCGCGATGAAGATCGCCGAGCTGATCGACGAGGCGGCGCTGGAGGCGATGGAGCGCGAGCAGTGGGCCGCCAACCTGGAGCGCTCGATCGCCTTCGGCCACGTCAAGCGTCCGCTTTCCGACGTCACGATGATGCGCTCGCGCTTCCCCGCCATGCGCGCGATTGTTCGCGCGCTGAAGCTGCTCGCCGTTTGGCGCGACAAGCCGCCGGAAGAATTCATCGCCGAGATCGAGAGGGCGCCATGATCGTCAACGTCTCCGATCACGCGCTGGTGCGCTTTCTCGAACGCGCGGGCGGCTTCGACGTCGAAACCCTGCGCGAGACGATCGGCCTGTCGCTGTCGCGCGCCGCGGAAGCCGCGCGGGCGATCGGCGCGGCCGAGTACGCCATTCACGCCGACGGCCTGACCTACATCCTCAATCGCGGCGTGGTGGTCACGGTGCTGCGCGACGACGCGGGCGCCCGCTTCGAGAGGCTGCGGCGGTGAGATACGTGTGGCTCGCCAACCTCTATCGCGAGATCGCCGAAGGCGCGGGCCTCGAAGCCGCGCTCGGCCTCGCCAGGGCGCGTGGGGGCTTGCGCATTTCGGTGCCGCGCAATCCGCGCGCCGCGCCGTGGCTGACGGCGGCGATGGGCGAGAAGGGCGCGGCGCTGATCTGCGATCTCTACGGCGGCGAGCTGATCGACCTGCCCGCCGATCCGGTGTCCGGCCAGGGACGCAACGCGCGCGCCCGGCGCGTCCGCGAGGCGATCCGCGAAGGCAGGTTGTCGGCCAACGAGATCGCCAGCATGGCGGCGGTGACGCGGAGAGCCGTGTTCAAAGCGAAAGCGCAGTTGCGCGAAGCGTCGCCGCAGCCCGATCTCTTCAGCGCGCTTTGCAAAGGCGAAGCGCGGCGCTAAACAACGCACCCGCATCGACCGAAGCGCCTCAGGGTGAAGTTGTTCACCATGCTTTCGGGACGAAGCCGCTCCTAATCCTCGTCGCGACAGCCGCCAGGCGGCGTCGGCGCGGAGCGGGACATGCCCATCGACATCAGCGCATCCTTCCGGCCGCCCGATCTCGTCGAGGCGCTCGCCGCCGCGTGGCTCATCGTCCAGATCATGCTGAGGATGTGAACCCGTGACCCAATTGGCCCCCGTCAAGCAAGTCCCGTCGCCGAACTACACGCCTACCGCGATCGCCCACGACCTGGTGATCGTGCACCTGATGGAGGGTGGTTACGAGGGCTCGGTCGCCTGGCTATGCATGCCGAAGGTCCAGGCGTCCGCCCATCTCTGCATGAACGACGACGGAAGCGAGTTCACTCAGCTCGTGCCGCTGTCGATGAAGGCGTGGGCGCAGTGCGCCTTCAACGGCCGCGGCGTCTCGATCGAGGCGCCCGGCTTCGTCGCCAGGGGCGTCGCCGACGTCACGCTGCGCGCGCTGGCGCGCGCGACGGCGTGGTTGCTCCACGCTTACGGCATCCCGTGCCAGCACGCCGAGGGCGGCAAGGGGCGAGGGTATTGCTCGCATCACGATCTCGGCGCGGCGGGCGGCAACCACAACGATATCTGCGACGTCGACGACTCGACCTGGAAGAAGTTCGAGGGCTTCGTCGAGGAAGAATACGCCGCCTTCGCGGCCGGTCCGCTTCCGACCTGGGCGCTGCACGGCCTGCCCGCGCCGCACGCCGTCGAGCTGCCGCCGAACGTGACGCCGGAGCCTTCGCATGGCGGCGCGCCGCGCGCCGAGGAAGGCGACGTCGTGGCGCATCCGACGGCGTCGAACTTCCCGCACGGGTCGACCGCCGATCTGCAATGGCGGCTCAACAAGGCGGGCGCGACGCCAGCGCTCGCGGTCGACGGCCACGCCGGCCCGCTGACGCGTGCGGCGCTCGTCGCCTTCCAGAAGGCGCGCAGCCTCGACCCCGACGGTTTGATCGGGCCGAAGACCTGGGCCGCGCTCGATGCAGCCACCGCCTGAAAACCACGCCGCCTTCGCGGCGGCCTTCAACCCGCTTTGAAACAGGAGTCCGTCATGAAGTGGGTCAGCGCTCTCAAGGGTTTCCGAACTGTCGCGTTCGGCTTGGTCGTCGCGGTCGCCCCCGCCGCGGTGACCTATCTCGGCGGCGTCGATTGGACGACGCTGGGGATTTCGCCCGGCGTCGCCGGCGCGCTCGGCCTGATCGTCGTCGGCCTGCGCGCCATCACCACCACTGCGGTCGGGCAGAAGTGAGATGTCGCTCGCCGCGCCTTCCGTCGCCGCTTCGCCGGACGCCTTCGCCGTCGGCGACATCGTCCGGCTCAATTCCGACGCGCTGCGGATGACCGTCCACGCGGTCGAGGGGCGGCGCGTCGGCTGCCATTGGCACGCCGACGACATGGGGCTGATCGAGTTCGATTTTGACCCGCGCGAATTGACGCTGGTGCGCCGGCGCGCGGGCGAGGCGAGCTGACGTCATGCTGTCGCACGCCGACCTCGCCGACCTCTGCGCGCTCGCCTATCGCGGGCCGCAGAGCGTCACGGTTTCGGTGGACGCGCGCTGCTGCCTGCTGCCGCGCGGCGGCGAGTTGGTCGTCGTCTGCCCCGGCACGCATCTTGACGATCTCGTCGATTGGCTGCGCGACCTCGACTGGGTTCCGGCGCCGTTCGATAAGATCGGCTGGTGCCACCGGGGCTTCGGCGCCGGCGCGCGCGACCTGTGGGCGGCGATCCGGCGCGAGCTCCCTTCCGACAAGCGCATCGTCTTCACCGGCCACAGCCTCGGCGGCGCGCTGGCGCTGGGGCTCGCCGGACTGCATATCGCCGAAGGCCGATCGCCGCCGCGCCTGGTGACTTTCGGCGCGCCGCGCGTCGCCTTCGCGCTCAACTTCGCGCTCCGCCAACTCGTCAGGCGCGGGACGCTCGAATGCGTCGAATACCGCCGTCGCGGCGATCCGGTTCCGACCGTGCCGCCGCGGCCGATTTTCAAGCACGTCACGCGCGGCGTCGCGATCGGCGCGCCGCTGCCGGCGCCCCCGGGCGTCATCGACGAATTCGTGGCCAAGGTCGGCGACCACGACGTTCAACGCTATCGCGCCGACCTTCAAGCTCTTAACTGCTGAGGATCGAATCATGTCGCTCCTGAAAACCGCCGCCGTCGCCGCGTTTGTTGCGGGAATGGCGCTTTCCGCGTGCTCGAGCACGCAGCAGACCGCATTCGACAGCAATCTCGTCGCCACGACGCAGGACGTCGTCGCGCTCAACAACGCGCTGATCCAGGTCGACAAGACGCTGATCGGCGACGCGGTGGCGCAGGCAAAGCTGCTCGCGCCTTACCAATGCGGCGCTTACGCGCTCGGCGCGGCGATCCTCGGCGACTCGACGGCGGCGACCAAGGTCAATGCGTTCATCAAGAAGGACGTCGCCGCAGGCGTGGCGACCGCGGCGGTGAAGGACATCTGCGCCGCGCTCGGCCAGTCGACGACGGTCACCTCGGCGACCTCGGCCGGCTCGGGGAGCTGACAGGTGGCCGCGCCGTTCGTCGCCTTCGTCGTCGCGTTCCTGACCGGCGCGACGCTGCCCGCCGCGGCGACGCAGGCCGCGTTCGGCGGCGCGGGAGCGGCGCTGGTCGCCATCGACGCGAAGGCGGCGACCGTCTACGCCGACCTCGACGCGCTGTGCGCGGCGACGGACGCACCGCGCGACCGATTGAGCGCGGCGGCGGCGGCGGCGAAGCCGAAAAGCCTGTTGAAGCGCGCGCTCGCCGCGGGCGCGGCGCGCATGGAGCGCGACGCCGACATCGTCTGCGCCGCGGCCGAGCGGCCGAACACGCCGGCCGGGCGGCTCGCCGCGGCGGGCGCGGCGCTGGCGGCGATCGCGCGCGCCGACGGGCTCGTCCCGCCGGCGACGGCGGAAGACGCGCCGGCCGGCGCGGCGATCTCACGACGCGGGAAATGAGGGGCGGCGATGCTCGAATGGAGCGAACTGTGGCAGGCGGCGACGGCGCTTGGCTCGGTGGGCGCGCTGGCGCTGTCGGTCTACGCCGTGCTCAGCGCCCGCAACCGGCAGGATGTCGCGGAACTAATCGACTCCAAGAACCGACACGAGACGCGGCTGGCGAGGATCGAAACTGAGGTCGCGCACCTGCCCGGCGCCCAGACGGTGCACGAGCTGCAGCTTTCGATGACGGAGATGAAGGGGCAGCTCGCCGTCATCGTCGAGCGCGTCGCGCCGATCAAGGCGATCGCCGAGCGATTGCAGGAGAACCTTCTGGAGCACGGGCGGTGAGTCTTTCCGAGATCATGGAGCGCGAAGCGCGCCTCGTCGTGTTGCGCATGCTCGCCGAGCAGTCGGACCGGCGGCTCAATTCGTCGCTGCTGCGCGACGAGCTGGCCGAACGCTGGGCGATCAACCGCACGCGCGACTGGCTGCACACGCAGTTGCGCTTCCTCGCCGACGTCGGCGCGATCCATCTGACCGAAGCGGGCTCGGTGCTGATCGCCGAAATCACGCTCCGCGGCCTCGACCATGTCGAGCGACGCATCGCGCTGGACGGCGTCAAGCGGCCTTCGCCGCCGGAGAGCTGAAGATGGGAACCGCCGACCGTCTCGGCCGCGGGCGGCTATCCTCGCTCGACCTCGCGCCCGAAGAGGCGCAGGACGACATCTTCTGGGCGATGGGCGAGCTCAACCAGCGAGCCCGCACTCAGGCCGACATCCTCTCCGAGCTCAACGGGCGCCTCGCCGACAAGGGCTGCCCGCTGATCTCGAAGTCGGCGTTCAACCGCAAGGCGATGCGGGTGGCGGCGGCGGCGGCGCGGCTCTCCGAGCGCCGCGCGCTGTTCGAGGGCCTGGCGCCGCAGTTCACCGCCGAGCGGATGGACGAGGCCAACGTCGTCATCGGAGAATTGATCAAGACGCTGATCACGGAAATGCTCGACGCCGACGCCGGCTCCTTCACGCCCAAGGGGGCGATGGAGCTGGCGCGCGCGCTCAAGCACAGCGTCGAGGCGCAGACGATCTCCAGCGAGGCCAAGCGCCGCGCGCTCGACGCGGCGAGCCGCCAGGTCGGCGCGGCGGTCGACAAGGTCGCCAGGGAGAAGGGCATCACCGCCGAGACGCGGGCGCGGATCATGGAGCAGCTCGGCGTCATCCAAAGGGCGGCGTGATGTTGGCCGAGGGACAAGCCGCGCCGGCGCCGGCGGATGATCGGTCAAGATATGCGCTGATTGCGCGAGCGCTGGCCGGTTGCTCGTTCCTGCCGGGCTGCTGGGACAAGCGCTTCGCGCGCGACATGGCGTTCATCGCCGAGCATTCGCGCGAAAAGGACTTCAGCGAGCGCCAGCGCGTCCACCTGGTGCGTCTCGCGCACAAGTATCGCCGCCAGCTCGCGACCGCGACGGTCATGCTCGCGCAGGATCTCGCCGAGGCCGCCGCCGAACGGCGCGTGGCCGCCGGCCTTGGGGCGCTAGCGGACTTCTCGCCGCGCGAGCGGCCGAGGCGTCCGAGAACGAAGAAGGCGACGGCCGCTGCGCTGGCGGACCCCGCGCAAGGGGTGCTGCTATGAGCGCGCTCCCGACCGCCGCCGAAATCGCTTCCGCCCGCGCGATCACCGAGCAGGAATGGGCGCGGCTGCGGCGCGACTCTCTGGTCGCCGGACCCGGCCTCGACGCGCGCGCTTCGCTCGACAAGATCCTGCTGCCCTATCAGCAGCGGCTGCTGGCGACGACGGCGCGTTATCGCGTCACGGTGGTCGAGAAGAGCCGCCGCACCGGGGCGACCTGGGGCGTCGGCGCAGAGGCCGTGCTGACGTCGGCCTCGGCGCGGTCCGAAGGCGGCATGGACAGCCTTTACATCGGCTACAACCTCGACATGGCGCGCGAGTTCATCGACTGCTGCGCGATGTGGGCCAAGGCGTTCAACGAGGCGCTGGTCGAGGGCGGGGTCGAGGAGTTCCTGTTCGACGACGGCGCCGACAAGGCGATCAGCGCCTTCCGCATCCGCTTCGCCTCCGGCTTCGAGATCGTCGCGCTGGCGTCGCGGCCGCGCTCGCTTCGCGGCCGCCAGGGTTTCGTGATCATCGACGAAGCGGCGTTCCACGACGAGCTGAAGGAGCTGATGAAGGCGGCCCTCGCCCTGCTGATCTGGGGCGGCCGGGTGCTGGTGATTTCGACCCACAATGGCGAGGACAACTATTACAACGCGCTGGTCAAGGAGGCGCGGAGCGGGACGAAGGGCTATGGCTTCGTGCGCTTCGACTTTGACGACGCGCTGAAGGATGGGCTCTATCAGCGGGTGTGCCTGCGCACCGGCGAAACTTGGAGCGTCGAGGGCGAGGCGGCCTGGCGGGCCGGCATCATCCGCGAATACGGCGACGCCGCCGACGAGGAGCTGTTCTGCATCCCCAGCGAGGGAACGGGAACGTGGCTGCCGGGGCCGCTGATCGAGGCGCGGGCGCGGCTGGGCATTCCGGTGCTGCGGCTGACGCGGCCGCCCGAGTTCACCCACTGGCCGGCGCATTTGCGCGAAGCCGACGTCGAGGCGTGGTGCGAGCGCGAGCTGCTGCCGGTCCTGAAGACGCTCGACCCGGCGCTGTGGCACTATCTCGGCGCCGACTATGGGCGCGTGTCCGACCTGACGGTGCTGTGGCCGCTGGCGATCGCCCGCACGCTGCGGCGGCTCACGCCGTTCGTGGTCGAAATGCGCCGCATTCCGTTCGACCAGCAGCGCCAGGTGCAGAAGTTCGTAATGGCGCGGCTGCCGCGCTTTGGCGCGTCGAAGCATGACGCGACGGGCTTGGGCATGTCGCTTGCCGAGAGCGCCCAGCAGGACTTCGGCGAGCTGCGCTGCGAGGCGGTCAAGCTGACGGTCGAGTGGTACCGCGAGAACGCGCAAGCCTTGAAAACCGCTTTTGAAGACGACGCGATCGATATTCCGGCCGACGCCGACATCGCTTCCGATCTTCGTCTCGTCCAGGTCAAAGGCGGCGTTCCCTTCATGCCGGCGGTGAAGAGCGGCGAGGCGAAGGACCGCCACGGGGACGCGGCGGTCGCCTTGATGCTCGCCTACGCGGCGACGCGGGCGACGATGATCGCCTACGATTACGACAGCCCGCGCACGGCCCGCGAGGCGCGCCCGGACGAAGACGAAGACGAGCGGCGCGGCAAGGAGGGGCTGTGGTGACGCGCCGGACGTTCCGTTTCAAGGCGATGATCTCGGGCGCCGAGGCGCGCGAGCGTCTCCGGCTCGAACGCAAAGAGCGGGCGCGCCGCGACGCCTGCCCGTCGCATTTCTTCATTCGGGTCGAGGGCGAGCCGCCGAGCTGGTTTTGCCCGAGTTGCAATAGCGAGGCGGGGCTCGATTACGTGCGCGGCTTCGTCAGCGGTCTTATCGCCGCCCACGTCGATCCCGCTCGCTTCATCGCCGACTATGGAACCTGGCCATGATCACGCCTGATGCGCCGCGCGACATGATCGCGGAGGAAAACCAGACCGGCATGCACGGCCCGTCGCCGGTGCTCGGCCCGGACGGCCAGGACGCGCGGCGCTATCTGGCGCTGAAGGAGCGCGAGACGCTGAAAGAGGAGATCGCGCGGCCGGAGCTCATCGGCGTGCGCGCCTTCTGGGACCAGTCGATCGCCTCCGGGCTGACGCCCGAGCGGATGGGGACGATCCTCAGGAACGCCATCCGCGGCGACCATCGCTACTTCCTCCAGCTCGCCGAGGAAATGGAGGAGCGCGACGGCCACTACGGTTCGGTGCTGTCGACGCGCAAGCGGGCGATCTCGGCGCTGCGGGCGGTGGTCGAGCCGTCGAGCGAGAAGCGCGTCGACAAGAAAATCGCCGACGCGGTGCGCGACCTGCTCGGCGAGCCGCAGTTCCGCGACATGCTGCGCGACCTCACCGACGCCTTCGGCAAGGGCTATTCGGCGATCGAGATCGTCTGGGGCGAACGCGACGGGCTTTGGCGGCCGGCCGCCTACAAGTGGCGCGACCCGAAATACTTCACCTTCGACTTCGTCTCGCGCTCGGAGCTGAGACTGGCGGTGCTCGGCACCATCGACGGCGTGGCGTTGCCGCCGGCGAAGTTCATCGTCCACATGCCGAAGCTGAAGAGCGGCATCCCGATCCGCTGCGGCTTCGCCCGCCTGGCGGCGTGGTCATGGATGTTCAAAACCTACACGCTGAAGGACTGGATGGCGTTTCTCGACGTGTTCGGCATGCCGATCCGCGTGGGGAAGTATCACCCGGCGGCGACGGCGGAGGACCGGCGCAAGCTGCTGACGGCGGTTTCGCAAATCGCCGTCGACGCGGCGGCGATCATCCCCGAGAGCATGGCGATCGAGTTCATCGAAGCGAAAGGGTTCGCCGACAAGCCGTTCGAGAACATGGCCCGCTTCATGGACGAGCAATTGTCCAAGGTGGTGCTCGGCCAGACCATGTCGACCGACGGCCACGCCGGCGGCCTGGCGCAGGCGAAGATCCACAACCTGGTCAGGATCGACATCAAGGAAGACGACGCCGACCAGCTCGCGGCGACGATCAACCGCGACCTGGTGGCGCCGTTCTGCGCCCTCAATTTCGGCGCCGACGTTCCCCGCCCATATGCGATCTTTCCCGTCGCCGAGCCGGAGGACGTCGCGGCGCTGACCAATTCGCTCGCCGCGCTGGTGCCGCTCGGCCTCAAAGTGTCGATGCGCGAGGCGCGCGAGAAGATCGGCTTCGGCGAGCCGGACGGCGACGAGGAGCTGCTCGCCGCGCCGCAGGGCAAGCCGGCGGGGCAAAAGCCGCTCAACCCGGCCCAGCTCGACCGCGCCTGGAACGGCGCCCGGCCGCTGGCGCTCAACGCCGAGGACGGCGGCTCGGCGGTGGCGCTCGAAGAGGTCGAAGAAATCGCCGCGACCGGCGCCGAAGACTGGGCGCCCCAGCTCTCGCCGATCGTCGCCAAGGTGCTGGCGGCGGCGCGCGAAGCCAAGAGCTACGAAGAATTCGTCGCCGCGCTCGACCGGCTCGCCGGCGAGATCGACGCCGACCCGCTCGCCAAGCGCCTGGCCGCCGCGGGCCTGAAGGCGCGCGCGCTCGGCGATCTCGGGCTCGGCAAGGCTTGAAGCGATGGCCGACGCTTTCGACCATCCGCCCGCCGAGGTCCAGCGCTACTTCGACGCCAAGGCCATCAAGCCGAGCTTCGACTGGCGCGATTTCTCTTTCGACGAGCACGCGACGGCGTTCACCGTCGCCAAGAGCGCCGGTTACGACATCCTCGGCGACGTCAAGGACGCGCTGTCGAAGGCGATCGGCGAACGCCAGGACTTCGCCGAATTCCGCGCCGGGCTGGAGCCGCTGCTCAAGGCGAAGGGCTGGTGGGGGAAGGCGCCGGCGATCGACCCGGCGACCGGCGAAGAGCGGATCGTCCAGCTCGGCTCGCCCAGGCGGTTGCAGACGATCTATTGGGCCAACGTCAACTCGGCCTACGCCGCCGGCGAATGGGAGCGCATCGAGCGCACGAAGCGCGTGCTGCCCTTCCTGCAATATCTGCACACGGTCTCGGAGCATCCGCGCCCGGAGCATCTCGCCTGGGTCGGGACGATCCTCAGCGTCGACGACCCGTGGTGGAGCACGCACTACCCGCCGAACGGCTGGGGGTGCAAATGCCGGGCGCGCCAGCTTTCCGACGCCGAAGCCGAGCGCTTCGGCTATGTCGCCGACGATCCCGACGAGCCGCCCGACTTCGGGACGAAGACGTTCGTCAACAAGCGCACCGGCGAGGTCGAGGAAGTGCCGGTCGGGATCGATCCCGGCTGGGCGCAGAACCCCGGCCAGGCGCGCAGCGAGAACGCGGCGAAGTTCATCGCCGGCCGCATCGACGCGATGAGCGAAGAAGCGCGCGCGGCGGCGGTGGCCGATCTCGCCGACTCGTGGCTGATGAAGCGCATCGTCTCGGGAACAATTCGGTTCGACCCGGCCTCGCGCGATCCGGCGGTCGTCAACCGCGGCAAGATCGCCGTTCCCTTCGCGGCGCTCACGGCGGAGCTCGCCGCGGCGATCGGCGGCGAGGCGCGGGCGGTGATGCTGTCGGTCGCCGACGCCACCAAGCAGCTCGCCAAGCGGCGCGACCGCGCCGGCGCGCCGAGCGTGACGGCGAAGGACTACGCGATCGTGCAGAAGCTGATCGACGCGGGCGTGGCGCTCACCGAAGGCGCGCGCGATCTCTTGCTGATCGGAACGGTCGACGGGCGGCCCTGGCAGGCGGTGATCCGCCGCGCCGCCGCCGCGCCGGGGGAGCTCTACCTGAAGAGCCTCTACCCGGTCCGCGCCGGCCGCCTCGAAGCGCTGCGGCGGCGAGCGAACGCGGTTCGTGAAGAGAAATGAAGGCCGGGGGAGCGTTGCCTCCCCGCGGGCAGAAGCCCGGCTCAACGTCTGGCTCGGCCGAACGGGAATATACGCCCGCCGGCGGCCGGTTTCAAACCCCGCCGAAAACGCCCCAGGAGCGGCTCCCCGATCGGATACGCAAGATCGTAGCAGCCGGGTCGGACTTTGCCGTCTGGGCTTAAAATTCCCGTTTCAACGTCGATCCTGGCTGGCTGCGAGGGTCGGGTCCGGGAGATTTTCGGCGGGAGGGGGCGGAACGGCCCCAGGGTGAACAATTTCACCAGAGCGCGCGGAGGGCGCGTTCGGGTCAATAGGCCACATGACCGGCCAAACCGCAACCCCCTCCCATGGACTGGCGCTGAACTCGGGCGAGGGCGTGGCGCTGGCGCTCTCATCCGAGGGCTCGGCGCTGGAGTGGGTGCAATTGCTGCCGGCAGGTCCCGTCCTCAAAGGCCGCGACGGCCGCCAGTGGAAGGTCAGCGATCCGGCGCGCCTGGTCGCGCAATTCGCCCCCCCGTTCGTCGTCGACTACGAGCACGCTCAGGACAAGCTCGCCGTCAACGGCCAAGAGGCGCCTGCCGGCGGCTGGGTCGAAGCGATGGAGCTTCGCGGCGGCGCAATCTGGGGACGCGTCGACTGGACGCCGCGCGCCAAGGCGGCGATCGCCGCGCGCGAGTACCGCTTCATCTCGCCCGCTTTCACCTATTCGCCGGCCGACGGCGAGGTCGCCGCGCTGATCGGCGCGAGCCTGGTCAACCGGCCGAACTTCGTCATGCCCGCCCTCAACTCGCAGGAGCCCTCCATGCTGAAAGAGATCGCCGCCGCGCTCGGTCTCGCCGAGACGGCGACTTCGCCCGAGATCGTTACGGCGATCGGCGCGCTCAAGGTCGCGACGGCGCTCAACGCTGAGCAGCCCGACCTCGCCAGGTTCGTGCCGCGCGCTGATTACGAGCTGGCGCTCAACCGCGCCACGACCGCCGAGGCCAGGATCGCCGCCGACGCGAAGGCCGCGCACGAGGCCAAGGTCGCCGCGGCGATCGACGGCGCGGTTCATGCGGGCAAGGTCGCGCCGGCGTCGAAGGATTTCTATCTCGCTGCGTGCTCGACCGCCGAAGGCCTCGCCGCCTTCCAGAGGTTCGCCGCCTCGGCGCCGACCGCGTTCAGGGAAATCGTCAACCCGGCCGCCGGCGGCGCCGGCGCCGACCAGGTCGCGCTCAACGCCGAGCAGCTCGCCGTCGCCAAGGCGCTCGGGCTCGATCCCAAGGCGTTCGCGGCCGACATCGCCAAGCGCGCCGCGGCGCGCGCCGAAGCCGCCGCCGCGTGAAACCCGGTCGCGGCGCGCCGAAGCCGCCGCGCCGTGAAACTCGTTTGAAAGGCAGACCATGACCGCTCTCGTCGCCTCCCGCCTGATCAAGCAGCTCGCCACCGTCACGACGCGGCGCTTTCCTGTCGCCGCGGCGACCGCCGTCTGGGAAGGCGGCATGGTCGCCCTCTCCGGCGCAGGCGCGGCCGCCGTCGCGGTTCCCGCCAGCGCCAACCCGGCGCTGAAGGTGGTCGGCGTGGCGCAGGCCGACGCCAACAACCTCGCCGGCGCCGCGGGCGCGATGACGGTCGACGCCAAGGTCGGGACGTTCTTGATGAACAACAGCGCGACCGATCCCGTCGCGCTCGGCGACGTCGGCAGCCCCGTCTACGCAGTCGACGACAACACCGTGTCGAAGACCGGCGCTCCCACTTCCGGCAGCCCCACCCAGCCGCAGGCCGGCTTCCTGTGGGCGATCGATCCGAGCGGCGGCGTCTGGGTGCGCTTCGTCTAACCAATTCGCCGTCGTCGACGGCCTAACGGAGTTTCCTCATGGCGCCTCGCCCGATTACCCCCGCCCTCCTCGAAGCGATGTTCGAGGGCTTCAACACGCGTTTCAACCAGGCGTTCGCCGGCGTCAAACCGGAGTGGGGCCGCGTCGCGATGGAGGTGCCGTCGAGCGCCTCGGCCGAAAACTACGGCTGGATGACCCAGGTGCCGCGCATCCGCGAATGGCTCGGCGACCGGGTCATCAACTCGATCAAGGCCTACGGCTATCGCATCGTCAACCGGACGTTCGAGTCGACGCTCGGCGTGCCGCGCGAGTCGATCGAGGACGACACCTACGGCCTGTTCGCGCCGCTGTTCTCCGAGATGGGCCGCTCGGCGGCGCTGTTCCCCGACGAACTGGTCTTCCCGCTGCTCGACGCCGGCTTCGCCACGCCGTGCTACGACGGCCAGAACTTCTTCGACCCCGAGCATCCGGTGCTCGACGCCAACGGCAATCCGCAGGGCGTCTCCAATGTGCAGGCGGGCGCCGGTCCGGCGTGGTTTCTGATGGACACCACGCGCTACGTCAAGCCGCTGATCTACCAGACCCGCCGCGCCTTCGACTTCATCGCCAAGACCGACCCGCGCAGCTCCGACCGCGTGTTCATGCAGAAGGAGTACATCTACGGCGTCGACGCGCGCTGCAACGCCGGCTTCGGCTTCTGGCAATTCGCCTACGGCAGCCAGGCGGCGCTCAACCGCGCCAACTTCCGCGCCGCGCGCGCGGCGATGATCAACCTCAAGGGCGACTACGGCCGCCCGCTCGGCGTCAAGCCGAACGTGCTGGTCTGCGGCCCGTCGCTCGAACAGACGGCGCGCGACCTGATCAAGTCGAAGTTCCTGGCGGTCGACGGCGCGCCGGGCGAAGCGGCCTTGGTCGGGGCGGTCGGCGTGATGGACAATACCGACCAGGACATCGTCGACATCTTCATGAGCCCCTGGCTCAGCTGACGAATAGCAAGGGCGGCGCCGGAGATCCCGGCTTCCGCCGGCGGGGCCGCGATCGGCCCCGCCATCCCCTCCCGAGACAGAGAGCGCCATGGCCGACGATCCCAAGAGCAAAGCCGCCGCTGCTGCAACCGCTGGCAAGAAGGGCGAGACGATCACGGTCGTCGGCCCGGTCGACGGGCGCTGGCGTGGGGGGACGAAGTTCGGGCCGACGGCGATCGTCGTCGATCTGTCGACCATCACGCCGGCGCAACTCGCCGCGATCGAGGGCGACCCGCTGTTGAGCGTCAAGCGCTCTTAAACCGCGCCGCGCGCGGAACGCGTCCCGCGCGCGGCCAACGCCGTAACCGGCCTTGTTTCCCACGACCGCCCGCGGCGCGAGCCGCGGGCCTTCCCGGATTTGCGCCATGTCCTACGCCGCGGAAGCCGATCTCGACGCCAAATGGAGCCCGGAGCTGGTCACGCTCGCGGCGTGGGACCCGGCGGCCGAGGCGCGCAGCAGCGCGCGCATCGCCGTCGCGCTGGCGGCCGCCAGCGCCGTCATGGACGGCTATTTCGCGCGCCGCTACGCGCTGCCGCTCAATCCGACCGCCGACGGCGCGACGCTGCTGACCAATCTCAACTGCGACCTCGCGATGGGCCAGCTCTCCAACACGCCCGGGACGCGCAACGAAATCGTCGCCGAGGCGGAGAAGCGCGCGATCCAGTTCCTGCGCGACGTCGGCGAAGGGAAAGCGGCCATCCCGCTGGTCGCGACGCCCTCGCGCGAGCCCGAGGTGGCGCCCAATGAACCGGTGCTGCTGGCCGACGGCCGCATGTTCACGCGCGACCGGATGAGGGCGCTGTGAGCGTCGGCGTCCATGTCGACGTCGTCGGCCTTGAGCCGACGCTGGCGCGACTGGAGGCGCTCGGCCGGATCGAATTCTTCGAGCTGATGGACGGCCTGGCGCGGATGGGCCAGCAGCAGACGCAGCGGCGGATCGAGGAAGAGAAGACGTCGCCCGACAGCAACAAGTGGCCTCTGACCCGCGAAGGGCGCCCGGCGTTGTTCGTCTCCGGAACCCACCTCTATCGCTCGATCGACCATGACGCGAGCGGAACGCAGGCGCGCTGGGGAACCGGGTGGATCGGCGCCAAGGTGCATCAGTTCGGCGCGACGATCACGCCGAAGAACGCCAAGGCGCTGCACTTCAGGCTCGGCGGCCGCGACGTGTTCGCCAAGCGCGTGACCATCCCGGCGCGGCCCTATCTCGGGATCAGCGCCGACAACGCGGCCGACCTCGAAGCCGCGGCGGCGAAGTTCATCGAGAGGCGCCTTCAGTGAACGACCTGCTCGTCCTTCGCGAGGCGGTGGTCGCCTCGCTCCGCGCCAAGCTCGGGACGGGCGTCAACGTCGGCGCCCACGGGGGCACCTTCGACCTCGAGGAGGTCAAGCGCTTCGCCACCCTGGCGCCGGCGGTGCGGGTCGCGATCGTCGGCGCCGGACGCGCCTCGCGCTGGTCGGACGGGCGCTGGTGCGTCCCCATCCGCTTCGCCGCCGTCGTCTTCGCCCGCGACACGGCGGAGCCGGGCAAGGTCAGGCGCGACACGGCGGCGCTGCTGCTGGCGAGCGCGGTCGAGCTCGCCGTCGCTTCCAACCGCTTCGGCCTCGATGGGGTGTTTCAGCCCGAGGAGGTCGAGGGCCGCAACGAATATTCGGGCAAGCTCGACACGCTCGGCGTGGCGCTGTGGCAGGTGACGTGGACGTCGCGCGCGCTGATCGGCGCGCCCAACGATCCGCCCGACACGGCGATCGCGGCATTGACGCAGGCGCTGGTCGAAGGCGTCGCCACCTGGAACGCGCCGGCGGCCGGCGCTCCCGCCGCTTCCGGGCTGACGGGCGCCGATCCCCTCAACGGGGGGGATAATTCATGAGCCTCGTCGCCCGTGTCGAAGCGCTCGAATACCAGATCGCCGATCTCAAGCGCCGGCAGTCGAACTATGTGCGCCCCGGCGTGGTGATGAGCTTCGACCCGAAGACGAATTCGATCGTCGCCAACATCGGCGACGCGACGACGCCGGTCCCGACCCATGCGGTTCCCCTCTTCACCCACGCCGGGTCGGGCAAGAGCTGGCGGCCGATGAAGGCGGGCCAGCAGGTGATACTGCTCTGCCCCGACGGCGATCTTTCCAATGCGGTGGCGCTTCCGGGCGGCTTCCACGACCAGAACCCGGCGCCGTCGCAAAGCGCCGCCGAAGACATCGAGGCGCAGCGCGGAGCCGCGCGGCTGCGCACCACCGACACGGCGGCGTTCCTCGAATGCGGCCCGTCGAGCGTCAAGGTCGAGGACGGGACGATCACGCTGACGGGGGTGAAGATCGTGCTCGCCGGGACGTCCTACCTCGGCGGCGCCGGCGCGGCCAATCCGGTGGCGATGCTGGGGACGGTCGACACCGGCGGCTTCGCCGACGTCTCCAACCTCGCGACCAAGGCTTTCACCGAATGAAAGGGCTCTTGAAATGGCTGTGATCAAGCGATCGGGACCGCGCCGCGGACTTTCGGTCGGCAAGGCGAAGGTCGATACGACCAAGGTCAGCTACACCGTGGTCAAGGCGATCGGCAACGCGATGAAGATCGCCGGCAAGCGGCGCCAGAAGGGCGACGTGTTCGAGGCGATCCCGCGCCACGTCTATTTCCTGGTGCTCGAAGGCGTGATCGCGCCGACGGCGAGCCTCGCCGCCAGCGCGTCGAGCGCGTCTTCGGCGTCGAGCGCCTCATCGGCCTCCTCCGCGTCGTCGGCGTCTTCAGCGTCGAGCGCATCGTCCGCGAGCTCTTCGTCGACCTCGTCGAAGAAGTCGGCCTCCTGACCATGCGCACCGGGATCGATCGCAATACGGGCGCCGTCCTGACCGGCTGGGGCCATTGCGTCCAGTCGATCCTCGACATCGTCTCGACGGCGATCGGCTCGCGCGTCATCGCCAGGCCCTACGGCTCGGACGGCCCGGACATGATCGACCGGCCGCAGAGCCCGCCGTCGATCGTCGCCCACTGGTCGGCGATCGCCGAGGCGTTGCGCAAGTGGGAGCCGGGGTTCCGGCTCAAGCAGGTCGCGGCGACGCGGCTCGGCCCCGACGGCGTCGCCGGCTTCGCGCTCGCGGGCGATTATTACCCGAACGGCCATCTCGGCGATTACTCGGTGGTAGTGCCGATGCAGACGGTGAACGTGGCGTTGCCGGCGATGTTCGCATGAGCAATTTCGCCAACATCAACCTGTCGAGCCTGCCGCAGCCCGCGGCGGCGGCGACGTGGTCGTTCGCGGCGATCGTGCAGGCGCGGCTGGCCGACTTCACCCAGCGGATGCAGGCGGCGGGGATCGCCTATGACACCGGCGCGCTCGAAAGCGAGCCGGCGGTCAAGCTGCAGGAGACGGGCGCCTATCGCGAGGGCCTGGTCTATCAGCGCATCAACGAAGCGGTGCTGGCGACCAGCCTGGCTTGGGCGGAGGGAACGGATCTCGATAACGTCGCGGCGGCCTTCGACACCTTCCGCGCCGCCGGCGAGCTCGATCCGTCGTTGAAGCGGCGGGCGCAGCTCGCCTGGGAGGCCTTGAGCCAGGGCGGCACGTACGGCGGCTATCGCTACAAAGCGCTGTCGGCGGCGCCGACCGATCTCGCCGACGTCGCCGTCTACGGCGCGGAAGTCGCCGGCGTCTCGCCCGGCCAGGTGATGATCGTCTGCCTCGGCGTCGCGGCCAACGGCGTTCCGTCGGCCGCCTCGCTCGCCGCGGCGCGCGCCGCGTTTCCGCGGCCAAATCGCAAAGTCAACGACCAGATCGTGGTGCGCGCGATCAATCCGGCGCCCTATGCGGTCGACGCGACCTTAATCCTTTCGCCCGGCGCCGATCCCAACGCCGTGGTCGCGGCGCAGACGGCGGCGCTCAATGCCTTCGCCGCGGCGCGGCGCGCCATCGGCGCGTCGGTGTCGCCCGGCAATATCGCCTCCGTGCTCGGCTATTCCGCGCCCGGCCTGGTCTACGACGTCGTGGTGCGCTCGCCCGCTTACGCCGTCGGCGGCGATCCCTTCGCCGCGCCGATCCTCTCCGGCGCGCGCGTCGTCTGGCAGGCGAGGTCATCATGAGCGCGACCGACCTGCTGCCGCCCAACGCGACGCCGTTCGAAAGCGCTCAGAGCGCGGAGGACAATCGCATCCTCGGCGCCGACGTCGCCGCGATCCGCCGCGAGCGCCAGCCGGCGAGCTGCGACGAGGCGTTCATCGCCCCGCTCGCCTGGGAGCGCAGCATTCATTTCTGGGCGCCCGGCGACGACGCGGGAAATCGCGCCCGCATCGCCTCCAGCTTCGCCGATCACGGCGCCTACGGCTCGCCCGCCGCGCTGGAGCAGGAAATCGCGCTCGATACGGGCTTAAGCGTGACGGTGCGCGAGTTCTGGGAGATCGCCGGCCTCGTCTGGCCCGACTTCGTCGTCGACGTCGCCGTCGCTCCCGGCGATCCTGCGCCCGACCTGTCGGCGGTCTCCGCGTCGGCCAACGCGCGCAAGAACGTGCGCGACGTGCTGGCGCGGGTGCGCCAAGTCGCCGCCCAGCCGGCCGCGCCCTTGAACGTCGGCGCGGCGTGCTGCGTCACGCCGCGGATGACGATCCTGCCGCTCGGGGGCGCGCCGCACGATCCGCAGCTCTACGTCGGCGCTTCGACGCGCGCGCTGCCCCATGTCACCGTTCTGCCTCTGAAGGCCGCCGCATGACCACGCAAGTTTACGCCACGCAGGTCACCCAGTATTTCCTCGCCGCCCAGGCGGCCTACCAGGCGGCGGGAGGAACCGGGACCCCGCTCAATATCGCCGGCGGCACGCTGGTGGTCGGCGACGGCAATGGCGCCGTGCCGTCGATCTCGGCGCTGGTGGCGACGAACGGCGTCACCCATGAAGTGTGGCGCGGAAACACCATCAACTCGGTTTCGGTCGACGCCAACAACGCCGACCAGCTCGACATCGCCTGCGAGATCCCGGCGGCGATCGGCGGGGCCGAGATCGGGCCGTTCAACGTCACCGAGTTCGCCATCCTCGACGCGCTCGGCAATTGTTGCGTCGTCGGCACGACGAATTTGCAGAAGACCGTGTCGGCGCAGGGGCAGACGAGCGATCTCGCCTGGACCGCGGCCGTCGCCTATTCGGTCGCCGGCTCGGTCGTCGTGACGCCGCCGACGGCGGGCTATGCGACCATGAACCAGGTCGAGGCCGCCTTCAACGCCAACTTGCCGACATGCGTCGCGCCGCTAACCAAGAGCGACGTGACGAACCCGGGCGGCTGGACCGCCCGCACCTTCGGCGTCGCCGCCGCCTCGCAGCCGGCCGACGTCGTGACGCCGACGACGAGCGCGAATGCGATGGGGGTCGGGCGGCCGGCGAGCGCGGCCGAGTTCGCCGCCGGCGCGCCGACCGCGGGCGGCTTCGCTTGGCCGTGGCCGACGCTGCAACAGGTCGCCGGCGCGTTCGCGGCGATCGCGGCGACGATCGCCTCGCTGACGGCCTCGCTCGCCGGCTACCTGAAGCTCTCGGGCGGGACGATGACAGGGCCGCTCGTGCTCGCCGCCGATCCGACCGCCTCGCCGCAGGCGGCGACCAAGAACTATGTCGACGGCAAGATCGCCGGCGTGAACCTGTCGGGCTATCTGCCGCTGGCGGGCGGGACGATGGGCGGCGACATCCTTCTCGACGGCGTCCCGAGCGAGCCGCTCGGCGCGGTGCCGAAGGAGTACGTCGACGCCGCGCTCAACGGCAGCGGCCAGGCGCTCAAGATCGGCACGCTGGTCGTCGCGACAGGGACGGCCTCCCTCGCCGCCTACGCCGACGCCATCGGAGCGACCTTCGCGTCCTCCGGCGGCAATATCGCCGCGACCTATTCGCTGTTCGCGTCGAATAAGACATACGTTCCCGACGGCCAGGTCTGGCGCGTCGTCGGCTCCGTGTGCGTCTCGACTGGCGGAGTCTTGAGCGGGAACACGCAGGGGCCGACTTCCCCCGTCTTTACGACGCTGACGACGCTGATGCGGACCGCCTGACGTGACCAACGTCCTCGCCCTGCCGCAGATCTCCGGGTCGCTCAGTCTCGCGACCAACGGCGACCTTCGCGCTTCGCTCGCCTTCACGCAGGCGAACTCGTCGACGCCGATCGACCTGACGGGGATCGCCTTCCGCATGCAGGTCCGGCTCGTCAGCGACGCGACGCAGATCGCGCTCGATCTGTCCACCGACAACGGCTTGCTGGTCAACGGCGGCGCGAGCGGCCTGCTGAGCTGGGTCGTCCCGGCGGCGATGACGGCGCGGATCGCGCCGGGCGCCTACGTCGCCGACCTGCTGGCGATCGCCGACGGCGCGACGATCAACCTCTGCCAGGCCGCGCCGCTGGCGGTGACCGTGACGCAGGGGGTGACATGCTGAGCCTCGCGACCGCCGCGCCGCCGCTCGCCGTCGCCGCCGTCGCGCCGACGCTGGCGATCGGCGCGGGCAGCCCGAGCGCGTTGCAGGCGAACGGCGCGAACGCCGTCGCCAGCGTGGCGCCCGTCGCCGGCGCTTCCGTCGCGGCGAACGAGACGGGCGCTTCGGTCGCCGCGCCGGGCCTCGCCGACGCGGCGGCGACGACGCAGGCGCTGGCGTTCCAGCCGGCGAGCGGCGCGACGCCGATCGACTGCGCGCAAGCCAACACCTTCGCCTTCACGCTTGAGGGCGCGGCGGCGTTCGCCTTCGCCCGCTGGCCGACGACCGGGCGCGACCAGCGCGTCGTCGTCTACCTGGCGCAGGATGCGACCGGCGGACGAACGGCGAGCTTCGCTGGCGTCAAGTGGCCCGACGGCGCGGCGCCCGAGCTGTCGACCAGCGCCGGCGCGGTCGACTGCCTGGTGTTCGACAGCTTCGACGGCGGCCAGACGATCTTCGGCAACCTCGTGGGAGGCGCCTATGCTTAAAGCGGCGGCCGCCCCGCTTAAGCGCAAGCCCGGCGAAGAGCTTCTGAGCTGGTGGCTGCGCGCGAACTTCGCGCTCGCTGGCGGCGACGAAGCGCCGTCGCAACGCGAGTCGCCTCTCACCTCAACCCTCTCCCCGCAAAGCGGGGAAAGGGGGAATAGGAGCAACGGCAAATGAGCATCCAATTCTCGACCGCGGTGCGCAACGCGCGGCTCGCCGCGGTCTTCGCCACCATCGGCGCGTCGGCCAAGCTCTTGCTCTACACCGGCGCGCCGCCGGCGAACTGCGCGGCGAGCGAGACGGGAGCGCTGCTAGCGACCCTGACGCTGCCCGCGGTTGAAGAAAACGCGGCGAGCGGCGGCTCGGAGACGGAGGCGAGCGGACCGTGGACGGGAACGGCGAGCGCGGCGGGGACGGCGGGGCATTTCCGCATCATGGACCCGACCGGCGCGACCTGCCACGTGCAAGGCACGGCCGGGCAGAGCTCTGGCGACCTCGCCTTCGACAACCCGAGCTTCGCGGTCGGGCAGAACATTCAGATCACCTCGTTCACGCTGACGGACGGGAACGCCTGACGTGGGCAAGCTGGTCAATCGCGCCAAGATGACGGCGGCGAGCGCGCCGGGAACCGGCGCGATCACGCTCGGCGCGGCCGTCGCCGGCTATCAAACCTTCGCCGCCGCGGGCGTCAACAACGGCGACGTCGTCTCCTACGTGATCGAGGATGGCGCGAACTGGGAGACCGGCTACGGCGGCTATTCGTCGACCGGCCCGACGTTGACGCGCGCGACCATCCTCGCCTCTTCCAACTCCGGCTCGGCGATATCGGCGACGTCGGCCGCGCTGGTGTTCGTCTCGCCGCTGGCGCCGGATTTGCCGGCCGCCGGACAGATCGTCATCGCGCCGGGCGCGACGGCGCCGCCCGGGACGATCGCCCTCAACGGCGCGCTGCTCTCGCGCGCGGTCTACGCCGCGCTGTGGGTCTACGCGCAGGCCAGCGGCAACCTGGCGGCGTCCGACGCGGCGTGGAGCTCGGGGCAGTTTTCGCCCGGCGACGGGTCCGCCACCTTTCGCATTCCCGACGCCCGCGGCGTGTTCATCCGCGGCTTCGACAACGGCCGCGGCCTCGACAGCGGGCGGGCGCTCGGCTCCTACCAGGCCGACATGTTCGCCTCGCACGCCCACGGCGTCACCGACAACGGCCATGCGCACGGCGTCACGGAGAGCGCGCATAGTCACAGCTATACACAGCCGGGGGGAGGCTCGCCAAGCGGGCCCTCTCAAGGTTCTACCGCCGCCCTCCCCTCTAGCGCCTCGACCGGCGCGGCGAAGACCAACCTCACGATCAACTCCGCGACCACCGGCGTCAGCGTCGGCGCCGCCGGCTCGGCCGAGACGGCGCCGAAGAACGTCGCCTGGCTGGTTTGCATCCGCTACTGAAGGACCGCGCGCTTGTCCGACGCTCCGACCGTCTATAACTACAGCGCCGTCGACGGCTCGTACCTCGGCCCATCGACCGCCGACCCGTCGCCGCTGGAGCCCGGCGTGTGGCTCTATCCCGCCCATTCGACGACCATCGCGCCGCCGGCGGCGGGAGCGCAGCAGGCGGCGGTGTTCGCTAACGGCGCGTGGGGCCTCGCCCCCGACCATCGCGGCGAGACCTGGTGGGGGGCCGTCGGCGCGGCGGTGGTTGTGACGGCGCTCGGCGACCCGGCCGCTTCGGGCCTCAGCGCGACGCCGCCCGCGGCCGTCGGCGCGCTGGCGCTCGACGCCGACGACGGCGATCTCGTCGCCAGCGGCGCCGCGCCGCCGACGCTCGCCACGCTCGCCGCCGCCGCGGTCGCGGCGGCGCGCCTCGCCTGCGCGGCGTTGACGGAGCAGATGGCGCCGAGCGCGACCTTCCAGAACGCCTACGTCGTCGCCGCCGCCATGGTCGGGCCGGGCGCCGTCGCGCCGACCGTCGACCCGACCAAGACGGCGTTCGTTAATTGGGCGGGGGCGCTCGGGCTCGACGCGCCGACGCTCGCCCAGCGCGTGGTCGCGGTCTCGGCGGCGCTGTTCGCGCTGTCGGCGGCGCTGACGGCCTTCGAGCAGGCGGCGCCGGCGGCGTCGTCGAGCGACGCGCTGCAAACGGCGCTGACAGCCTTCGAAAGCGCGCTGGCGAATATCGTCGCCGCGGCCAGCGCCGCGGGCCTGACGCTGACGGCGCCGACCGTCGCCGTCGCCGGCCTGACCTAGCCGATGCTCGGGTTCGCGCCCCTCGGCCATCTGCCGCTCGGCGCGAGCGCGACCTCGGGCGGGACGCTCGCCGGCGGAGCGCTCGTCGCCGCGACGCTCTCCGCCAGCGCTTGCGCGCCGGCGACCGGCGCGGCCTCGGCGACGACCGGCGCGGCGACGCTCTCCGCCGCCGCTTCCGCGCCAGCTAACGCCGCGGCCGCCGCGGCGCTCGCGCCGGCGACGCTCGCGGCGGCCGGCGCGGCGCTCGCCGGCGCTTGCGCCGCGCCGACGCTCGACGCCGCAGCGCTGGCCTCGGCCGACCAGGCGGTCGCCTCCAGCGCGCTGGTCGCGACGCTCGACGACGCAGGCGCCGCGGCGGCCGGCGCGGCGGCGGCGACGGGCTCAGCGACGATCGATCTCGGCGCTTCGCGCGGCTCGCCGCCGCTCGGCGGCTTCGCCCTCGGCGCTCTCCCGCTCGGGGGCGGACCTTCCGCCATCGTCGGCGCGACGCTCGCCGCGACCGGCGTCCAGGCGCCGGCGACGGCCACGCTGGCGCTGGGGCTCGCCGACGCGACGCTCGCAGCGGCGGCCTCGGCGCCGGCGAGCGGCGCGGCGGTCGCGACGCTCGAAGCCGCTTCGCTCGCCGCCGCCTCGCGCGCGCGGCGCAGATATCGGGCCGCCGCGCTGCTGATGGCGGCGTGAAAGGAGGACTGGTGAGCCGACCATTCAATCTCGCGCTCGGCCTCGCGCTGGCGGCGCTGACGGGGGCGGCCGACGCCGCGGCGGCCGGCCGCGCGCCGGCGCCGCCGACGCTGCAACCGGCCGCCGCGAGCGCGACGGCGATGGTCGCAGCGACGGAAAGCGCGGCGCTGGTCGAGGCGGCGCGCTGGCTCGGCGCGCGCAACCCCGTCGGCACGGTCGGCCCGTGGTGCGCCGACTTCGTCAGCTTCGTGCTCAGGCGCGTCGGCCGGCCGCCGCTCGCCAGCCGCGCGGCCGCGTCGGCGCTGCGCTACGGGCCGCGACTCGCCGGCCCGCGCATCGGCGCGCTGGCGGTGATGCGCACCCGGCGCGGACCAGCCGGACACGTCGGCTTCGTCGAAGGGATCGAGCCGGACGGATCGATCCGGCTGCTGTCGGGCAACTGGGGCGGCCGCGTGGCGCTAAGCGTGATCGCGCGCGCCAGCGTCGTCGCGTTCGTCGAAGCCGGGGCTGCTGGTGAAGTTGTTCACCCTCGCCGAGCGGGGCGAACGAAAGCCAAGTTCGTCCTGTTTCGAAACGCCGTCAAGCGGCCTTTAAACCAGCCTCGCGAGGCTTCATGAGCTCCACCACTTTCCTCCACGGCGTCGAAGTCGACGAAGTCGAGTCCGCGACGCAGCCGATCTCGTTCAATCCGTCGGGCGTGGTCGGCCTGCTCGGCACGGCGGCCTCGGCCGACGAGGCGACGTTTCCGCTCAACGAGCCGGTCCTGCTCAATTCGCAGCCGACGCTGGCGTTGAAGCTCGGCGTCGAGGGCACGCTGCTCTCCGCCGTGCAGCAGGTCTACGCCGAGGGCGCGGGCCAGGTGGTGGTGGTGAGGGTCGCCGATGCGGCCGATCCCGACACGACGATGAGCAACATCATCGGCTCGCAGGCTGCGAAGACGGGCCTCTACGCGCTGCTCGGCGCGCGCGCGAAGCTCGGCGTGCCGCCGCGCACCATCATCGCCCCCGGCTACACCTCGATCCTGCCGACGGCGACCGGGGGCGGCCCGCTCGCCAACCCGGTGGTGACCGCGGCGCTGCCGGTGGCGACGCGGCTGAGAGGCCGCGTCTACGCCGACTGCCCGTCGACCAGCGACGAGGACTGCGTCGCCGCCGCCGCGCTCTACTCGTCCGATCGCCTGCTGCTGTTCTATCCCAACGTGATGGTGTGGGACACGGCGACCTCGGCCTACGTCGCGTTGCCGGCGTCAGCGTCAATGGCGGGCCTCACCGCCTACGTCCATCAGACCCTCGGCTTCTGGTTCTCGCCGTCGAACCAGGCGCTGCAAGGCGTCGGGGGCGTCTCCAATCCGATCGACTGGGCGATGAGCGACCCCGACTGCGAGGCCAACACCCTCAACGCCGCGCGCATCACCACCATCATCAACGCCGCGCAGCAGGCCGGCCTGACCTACGGCGGCTTCCGCCGCTGGGGCAACCGCAACCTCTCCGCCGACACGAACTGGATGTTCGAGGCGGTGCGCACCTGCCTCGACGAGGTCTACGAGGCGCTCGACGAGGTGACGCTGTGGGCGGTCGACAAGCCGGCCGGGCTGCAACTGCTCCAAGACATGACCAACCGCGCCAACGATTGGTTCAAGTGGGCGAAGAAGGTCGGCTTTTTGGTCGGCGGCCGCTGCTGGCTCGACGCGGAGCTCAACCCGTCGTCGCAGACCTCGCAAGGGATCTGGAACTGGTCGATCGACCCGATGGGGCCGGTGCCGATGGAGCACATCATCTACACCGCGAGCCAGAACGACTCCTACTACGACCAGGAGGTCGCCGCGCTCGCCAACATGATCTCGGCGAACGGGTGAGCCCATGACGACCAACCAGCTCGATTACATCCTTCAATCGTTCAGCCTCAACATCGACGGCTACGGCATGGCCGGCTCGGGCGAGAAGTGCACGCTGCCGAAGATCAAGAAGCACATGGAGAAGTACCGCGGCGGCGGCATGGTCGCGCCGCGCCAGCACGCGCTCGGCTACGACGAATTCGAATTCGAGTGCTCGCTCTCGTCGGTCAATCCGCAGGTGATCGGCCAGAGCGCGTTCCTGGTTTCGAAGGGCGTCGCCTTCTCGGTGCGCGCCTTCCTCGACGGCGACAACAACACCACCCATTCGCTCTACCTCTACATGCGCGGCGAAGCGATGGAGAACGATTTCGGCGAGTGGGAGGCGGGCAAGAAGGCGATGATGAAGCTGAAGATCGCGCTCGACGCCTGCAACCTGACGATCGACGGCAGCGTGATCTTCGACATCGACATCGAGAACGGCGTCGACACCTGGAACGGCACCGACGTCGCGGCGATGATCACTAACGCCATCGGGTCGTGAACCGGGCGGCTTTGAAGGGAGTTTGAAGCATGGCGGAAGTCGAGATCGTCGACGCGTCGAAGGGCTGGGGCATCGAGGATTTTGAGCTCAGGCGCCCGTTCAAGTTCGCCGGGATGGAGTTCCGCAAGCTCGCGATACGCGTGCCCACCGGCGCCGACATCGAGGCCTACGTGAAGTCGCCCGACCGCGGGCTGCGCGTCCTAGCGCTGAGGCTGGTCGACGCCGACGTCAAGGTGCTCGACGCGATGCACGGCTCGGACTATTCGCGGCTGATGGCCTCGGTGGGGGAATTCGTCGCCGGTGTCCGTTAGACCTCGACGAGGCTCTCGACGACATCGGCCTGGCGTTTCCCTATAGCCGCGCGGCGGTGAAGGCGATGCCGGCGCCCGACATCCTGCGGCTGCGCGCGCGGGCGTTGGCGCACCTCGCGGCGCTCTACGGGGGCTCGCTATGGCCGAGATGAGCCTGCAAGTCGTTCTGGAGCTGGTCAACCGGCTGACGGGACCGGCGAGGGAGGCGGTAAAGGACCTCGAACAATTCGGCGCGGCGGCGCGGAAGGCGGGAAGCGCCGACGCCGGGCTGCGCCCCGACAAGTGGGTCGAGGAAGGCCGCGCCATCATTGCTGCGGCGGAGCAAGCGAAGCGCTTCGAAGCTTCCGCGATCAACGCCGCCGAAGCCGAAAAGAAGATCAGCGGCGCGCCGTGGATGACGACGGCCGAGGCCATCGACAAGGCGACCGCGGCGCTGAAAGACTTCAACGCGCAGCTCGACGCCATGGCGGGAAAGAAGCTGCCCGGCGCGCCGGGCGGCCGGCCCGGTCCGGGCGGCAAGGAGGAGCCGTCGGGGGTCGCTCAGTTCGTTGAAAATGCGACTGAGATGACCGCGTTGTTCGAAGGCCCCAAGGCCATCGAAACGATCATCGGCGGCGGCGCGCATCTGACCAGCGAGACGATCAAGCAGAAGATCGCGGGAATGAGCCCGAAGCAGATCGAGGACGCGCGAGCGCTCGCGGTCGACCTCGAAGGGAAGTTTCCGCAGTTCACGCTGACGGACATCCTCAAGGAGGTGCGTGAGGCGCGCTCCATCCTCACCTCCGACGAAGAGGTCAGGAAAGCGATGGGCGCCGTCTTGAAATCGGCCGCGCTGGCCGACCAGGAGAGCCCAGGGCAAGGCCTCATCAAGGCATACCCGCTTCTGCGCGCGGTCGAGGAAGGCGGCTTCACCAAGGATTGGGCGCGCGCTCAGGAGGTTCTAAACGACTTCCAAAGCGCTAAGAACGCGATGGGAGATAAGCTCGACACCGCCGATTATTTCCATGTGTACCAGCGCGGCGGCGCTTTCGCGCGCGACTGGGACGAGAAGTTTCTCAAATACGAATTACCTCACATCATGGCCTCGTTCGGCGGCGACGCGGCGGGCGTGATGTTCTCAACTCTAGGCGAAGCTGTCCTCGGCGGTCACATGATGGGGCCGGCGCTCGACGCGTTCGATAAGCTCGGGCTGCTCGACGAACGCAACGTTGAGCGCGACAAGGCAGGCCACATTCGGCGCGTTCAGCCGGGAGGCGTCAAGGGCGCCGACGTCTACCGCCGCGACCCTGTCGAGTGGACGCAGAGGGTGCTGTGGCCGGCGGTCGAAAAGGCGACGTCGGACCCTACCGAACAGTTCGCTTTGATGGTCGGCGCACTCGGCAATCGTAACGAGCTGAAGGCCGCGCTGGCCGGCATCCGGGACACGGCGCAATTCCAGGCGACGGAGGACCTCATCAAGCGCAAGGGGAACCTCGGCCTCGACGCGGCGGACCTGCTCAAGGGCGATCCGACGGTCGGATGGCAGGCGGCGAAGTCGTCGATCGAGACGCTGGCCGGCGTCGCCTTCGAGCCGGCGATGAAACCACTCGCCGCCGGGCTCGACATGCTGGCCAGCAGCATATCGGGCCTCAGCCGAGCGGCGGCGAACCATCCGATCGAGAGCACGCTGGCGTCGGGCGGCGCGCTCGCCGCGATCACCTATTGGCTCGGCAAGGGGTTCATCGGCGTCGGGCAGAAGCTGGGGTTCATCGCCGGCGGGAGCGAAGGCGCCGCCGGCGCGGAGGCCGGCGCTGCGGCCGGGGGCGCTCGGGCGTTAGGCGGCCGTTTCTTTGGGCCGTTCGGATGGGCGCTGGCCGCGGTGGACACCGTTAATGACTTGATCGACGACGCGCGGCGCCTGCGCGCGGACTTCTCCGTCGCGCCGGCCGGCGCGAACGCCAAAGCCTCGGCCGCCGCCGACCCCGCGATGATC